ATATCCAATTTAGTTAATAAGCAAATTAATATTGTTACCGATTCACCAACAAAACCAATACAGGAAACAGGATTATTAAAAGCAATAACAGGTTATGACGACATACCAATTGAATTTAAAGGCAAAGATAGAAGTGTTTTACCAAAAGAAGAAGTTCCAGACTTTTTAACAGTTTGTAACAATTTTCCACGCTTTGCCAAAGGTTTTGATATGCAAATAATACAAAGAATAATTATCTTTGAATTTTTAAACCAATTTCGCGGAACTAAAAAACAAAATAAAAACCTGTTAGCTGAATTATTAGCAGACCCACAGGAAATAGAATACTTGCTATATAATGGAATAGAAGCGTATAAAGATATGACAATAAACGACCGTGATTTTAAAGCACGCCTAAACGAAAACAAAACAATTGAATTATTAGGAAAACACACAAACCCAATAAAGAATTTTATATTGCCAAGATTAGTTAAAGTAAATTACTACGCTAACCGTGATAACGAAGAACCAATTATTGCAAACGAACTAAACCAATTAATATTATATGTAGCAAAGCAAAACGGTTTAAGTATTACAGAAATCGAAGAAAAACAATATAAGATTAAACCGAAAACATTGTTAAGACATATCCGCGAATGTTTTGACTTTGACGACGAATACACAACCACGACCACCAAAGACACAACATTTAAAACCGTGAAAATGTATCCAAATTTAAGCAAAACGTTAGAATATGACGTATATTTAACAGAAATGGAAGAAGACGAAGAATGGCAACAAATGGTTGAAGAAATGAACGGCAATAATTAAAACAATGATTTGCACGGTTTACACGGTTTATTTTAAAAGCGTGTAAAGACGGAGCGTTACGGAATGAACCAATAAAACGTTCTAAACGTTCCGTTACACTTTGACACACTTAATATATTTGTATAGTGAATATCTTGAAAAAAAAATAAATGTTTTTCACTTTTTTTTATTACACAGTTAAGGGAGTGGAAAAGCGTAACCGTGTCAAAACGTGAATAACTGCGGAGAATGTTTTATTTCAGTAATGGCGGACGGTGAAGGCGTACACGGTTATAAAAAAAACCATAACAACCGTGCAAAACCGCCGTTTTAGTTTTTGGTAATTCACAATGATAGATTTTTTAAAATTAAAGTGGTGAAAGGTTTGTAACGTGTTTCGGATAAGAAGCAATTGTTTTTTTAAGAAATAGTTGTTATTATTCAAGAAGTTGTAAATTTTTTTATAGATCCTTAAAAAAAGCTGCTATAAACCTTTCACGGTTAATGTTATTGCTATCATTTTATTTAAAGTTACGGTTAATAATTCTTATAGTTAATCCTATAAGTAGGATAATAATAAACCTATCCTTTAAGTAAAACAAACCTATATATAAAACCACAATAAAAATAATAATTAAATACACATAAAACAATACAAAACCGCAAAACTTCAAAACCTGCAAAACAACAACCACCCAAAAAACAAGGCGAATAAATGAAAACAAAACCAAAAAACCCAAAATTCAACGGCAACCGCACAGGCGTTAGAATTAGGATTTTTTTTTAAATCCTTCAATATTTAAAATTAATGAAAATTATTCGCCTTTGGCAGAAATTGAAGTTGCACAGGATTTATATTTTTTATGTTAAGAAATTCAAAAAAATAAAAAAGCGCGATTAATATGACAGGTAAGCAAAAAAAGAAACGTGGACGACCACGAAAGAAACCGTTAGAAATTCCGAAGTTTGAAACCGAAAAAGAAATTAGAGAATTTTTAATTAGTGAAAGTTTAAAATTAAATGTTGAATTAATAGACATCGCCACAAAGAAAAACAATATTAAAAACGTTCAAGTTAGCAGGGCGAAAGCAACCCAATATAAAACCGCTTTGGAAGGTTTAAAAACTACCGATTCAATTTTAAAGAATAAGCAGCTAGACGACATTAAAGATTCTTTAACTAGAATGGAACAAAATTTATTAACTATACAGTTAAGCGAAAGCAATTCAACCGAAGAAACCAACGATAAAATTTCTAGTGCCGTTGCGGAACTTAACAATTTAAACAAAGAAATTGAATCAATTAAAGAAAGTGGTTTAATATGAATGCACGCAGTTTAGAAAATAAGAAAAAAGAAATATTATCTAATTTAAATGAATCTGATTTAAAACAATATTTGGTTCTATTATCTAACAATTATTATAAAGCGTTTAAAGAAAATGATGTTAAAGAATTTAATTCAAATTTGAATTTGCTAAACGAAGTTATTGAAGTTTATAAAGATAAGTATTCTAATATTGTTGGATTCGCTTATTACAATTTGTTTTTAACTGCGAACGTTCTATTAGCGGAAACCGTTTCAGATTCAACAATTAAATTAACGAATCCTTTTAATTATAACCTTTACACATCCGAAGAACTAGAAGAAGAACTAACACACGATATAGAAAAAATATTTAATATTGACAGGATAAGGGCGCGATATAATGAAAAACAAACTAATAAGGAAGTTGAATAAATTAACAACTAGTGATTTAGAAAATATGCTTTTGGATCTATACGAATTTTATTATAATTTCGTTGCAATTACTTATTCTAATGATGTTGAAGCGCAACACATCCGAATATTAGCAAACGAATTAACGGAAATATTTTTAGGATATAAAAATAATTTGTGCGTAGCAATGCCACCGCGACACAGTAAAACAAGCGTTGTAACGTTGGCGTTTCCTTTGTGGTTAATTTTCCAAGACCCAAATTTAAATATTTTAATCATAAACGCCGAAGCGTCTTTATCTGAAAACTTTGGAATTAGGTTAAGGGAGTATATTAAATTATACGGCGCTATTTTTAACGTTTATCTTTCGGATGTTAAACACAGTTCCACACATATTAAATTTTGTGATAAGAACGGCGTGTTATATAAAGGTTCTATCCGTTTAGTTGGTTCTAATGGAAGTATTACAGGACAGGACGCAGATTATTTAATACTAGACGATATTTATAAAGGTTTTGCGGATATTACGCCAACGCTTTTAGATAAAAAAATAGAATGGTTTAAAACAATGGTAACCCAAAGACGCGAACCGCACACAAAATTAATAATACTTCATACACGTTGGGCAACTAATGATTTGCAGGGATATTTAAAAGAAAATTACCCAAACGATTATTCGTTTTTGTCTTTTCCTGCAATTAAAAAAGACGGTTCGCCATTATGGGCGGAACGTTATTCAATAGAATTTTTGAAACAACAGTTGGAAGAAATGGGCGAACGTTTGTTTAGTTCTATTTATCAACAAAAACCGTTAGACGAAACAGGTTCGTTTTTTAATTTGGATAATGTTAATTTTCACGATGAACCTTTTGATTTTAGGGGCAAAAAAATGATTGTTTGTCGTTCGTGGGATTTAGCATATTCAGACGAAAGCAAAGGAATAAACAGGGATTCAAGCGCAGGCGTTTTAATGCACGCCGATTTAAAAACAGACACTTATATTATTACAGATATAGAACACGGACAATATGGCGAATATTTAAAACAACATTTGCTTAACGTGGCAAAAAAAGACACTTCAAACGTTACTATATTAATAGAAAGCGGAACGGTTGGCGGAGCATCAAAATTCTTATATAAAGAATATAGAAGTTATTTAAGGGGTTACCGAACAAGCCAAAGCGAACCGATAGGCGCAAAGGTAGACAGGGCAACGCCGTTCCGTCAAGCAATATTGGACGGTAAAGTTCACGTTTATTTAACAAATCCTAATATACGCGGTGAATTTATAAAGCAATTACGTTCGTTTCCATTAGGAAAACACGACGATATTGTGGACGCCTGCGCATATGCTTTCAATTGGTTAAAACGACGTGGTGGACGTTCAACTATAAAAGTTGCAGGAATCCGAAAAAGAAAAACAATAAACGATTTGAGAAACCCAATAAGATAAAACCAAAGGAGCGTTTTTAAAATGAATTTACAAAACAATGAATGTTTCACATATGCAAATTTGCGAATAATGGAAATAAAACGAAAATTATTAGACATAAACCAAAATATAAAACCAAATGATATAGAAGTTATTAACGTGGCGTTAGTAGTGTTTTCTATTATCTGCGACACACACGCAAACGAAGAATTAGGCAGGCACGCAATTATTGAAGATATGCTAGACACTAAAAACGATTTTGTTTACTACGTGAATGATTTAATACAACAGTCAAACGACACAAACCACGTTTTAAACCAATTTATTGAAAAAGAACTTGCGAAAGAAAATAATATAGATCCTTTAAAAAAGTGATTCAGATTCTATATTTTTGGAATAGCTGCAAACAAAATTAATAGCATTTAAATTAAAAGTAACTTCAATTATTTTAATAGAATTGTTTAAATCATTAACAATTCTTAATTCTTTTTTTAATATTTCTTATAGTATTGTTTAAACGCTACGTTTAGAAAAAGTTTAATCTATATTTGTTGGCGTGAAAACGTTGTTTTGGAATTGTTTAAAAATTGTTTAAACATATAATAAAGCAACAGTTGAAACAGTTAATTCAACCATTGCTTAAAATATTATATGCAAATGCAGGTTATACCGTGCGACAGATTAAAAGGTAAATAATATGTTGTTTGGAATGGTTTTCAGATTTTAGACAACGTTTTAACATCGTTTGGAAACCGTTTAAATATTGTTTAAACGCATATAATCGAAGTGCTATAACGATAGATTTTAACCAAACTAAAAGATTTGGATTAAGCAAAATTAATTTTGTTTTGTTATTGACGTGAAAAAATTAAATTTAATCTAATCCAATTAGTATTTATTTAAATCAATGCTTATAAAGGTTTCTTTTATTTTAATCGTATAACGGACGTTTAACATTAAACCACGTTAAGAAAATATTTAATAACTCCGAAGTTGTATATATTAAATTATGTATTACGAAGAAGCAGTTGTTAAAGAATATTCACGGAAGGACGGCAGGAACAACAAACAAATTAATTTAGGCGTAAACAGTAAATTCAAAAAGAAGGATGACGTAATAATTATTAGTTCCGATAAAATAGAA